AAGTATTTGAATGCGTGGTCTGTGTTCCAAGTATTCTCTTTAATCTTAATAGTTCTTAAAACCTTATTGCCTTTACTACCTCGCACTCTTGATTGTGTTTCTTTAGTATGGCAACTTGGACCATGGCACCAATTATACATTGTTTGGCAATCCCATTAACATTGAGGCTATTCCCCCAACACTAATTAATAATCCAAGATAAACATCTTGGGAGTGTATGGCATAAATTAAACCTAGCATTGCAACTACAAAGCCAATTAATACCATTAATAATGTTGCGATAGTTCTTCCCATTACATGTCCCTCCATACTCTTAATGCTATTAAACTCATTATTGTTAAAAATAAAAACCACTCCATTAGTGCCTCACTTTCCAACTTGTTGTTGCAGTTCTATAATTGTGTGCGTCTAAATCATAATAAACATAATAGGGTACACCTTTTTTAGATGTGCCATATCTAGATTTTTCGTCATGCTTACCTTTTCTTGTTATGTGCTTCTTATGTTTGGAAGCCCAATAAGTTATATAAAATGTTTTAGTCATATTTATTTCTCTCTTTCTAGGACTATCCTATATTATAGGATAGCCCTTGTCAACTATTAATTTATATCTTTATATGCGTACTCCTCTTGTTGTTTTTCATAGAGCAATCTTGCCTTAATTTTATCTGCTCTACTAGAGTTCTTGTTCTTCATGCCTTTAATTCTTTCAGCAAGATTA